AGAAATTTCTTATAGAGTAGAAAATCAATGGGAAACAATCCGAATTCAACGAAACGAATTATTGACAGAATGTGATTGGACACAATTAGCAGATATCCCATCTGAAACAAAAGAAGCTTGGACAATATATAGACAAGCATTACGAAATATTACAACACAATCAAGTCCATTTAGTATTAATTGGCCTGTGAAACCTTAAAAGGAAAATAGTTTATATTTATACCTATAACAAAAGTATATAGATATAGATGATTATACATAGTCCCATATTTTCAGGTTCAATTACACAAGCTTCATCTGCGTACGCAAATTTAAGTGGTTCATTTACTGGTTCATTTACTGGTTCATTTAAAGGTATAATCAATGTGTCACAAGCAGATTTTGATTATCTTAATGTAAATCAAAGATTGTATGTAAGTAGCTCTCAAATTATTACAGGTTCAATATATTTAACGCAGGGTGGATATTTGGTAGATGGGGTAAACGTATTAGACTCAGCAATAGCTTTTGCGATAGCATTAGGATAAAAATAAAAAAGAAATGGCAAATACATTTAAAAATAGTATAACGGGTTCAATAGGAACATCAGGTGTTAAAGTATATGAATCACCAGCAGGAACTGCGGCAACAATAATTGGTGTCAATGTAGCAAATGCAGCAGCACAAAATATTTCGGTAAGTGTAATGATGAGAGATGTATCAGGAAATAAATGTGTATATTTGGTAAAAGATGCTTTGGTAATACAAGGTAGTTCAAATATAATGGTGGGTGGTGAACAAAAAATTGTATTGGAAGCTACGGATTTTCTTTCGGTGACATCTTCGTTAGCAAATTCGGCAGATGTAATTGTTTCGGTATTGGAGTTGACATAATAAAAAAGATATATTAAATGGAGTTTAACGGTAAAAGTCCTAATGGTTTAAATCAGACTAGTGTAGATAGTGTATCACTTTTTGTGAGCGGAGCATCTATATTAAATGCTTCATCAGAATCGGTAAATGTTGTAGGAAACTTTACTGCTTCTAAAATACAAACGGATGAAATCGATTCATTTGGTACTAATCCGTTACAAATAAAAGCAAACACACAAATTAGTGGGTCGGCCAACATTTCATCATCAATATCAGCATCTTTATTTAGAGGAGATGGTGGTGGATTATTTAATATTAGTGCAACAGCTCTTGGAGATTTAGATAGATTAAAATCAGGTTCAGCAACAGCAATAATTTCTCCAAATAAAGGATTAGTAGTAAATACTGATTTAACTGTAGCTGGAAAAATAAATACAACTGAATTATTTGCAACATATATATCATCATCAATAATCTACGCAAGTGGAAGTAACAAATTCGGTGATGCACAAAATGATAAGCAAGAATTTACTGGAAGTGTAGGAATTACTGGTTCATTGTTTATAGCAGGATTATCAGCAGATGCATCAAATGAAGTTTTAGTTATTAATGCAACAACTGGAAAAATAGGAACTAAATTTGCAGCAGCATCATCAGGAACATCTGGTACATCAGGAACATCTGGTACATCAGGAACTAGTGGAACTTCTGGAAGTACAGGTTCATCAGGAACTTCTGGTAGTAGTGGAACATCAGGAACTTCTGGAACTAGTGGAACATCTGGAAGTAGTGGCTCATCGGGAACTTCCGGAACATCAGGCTCAGCTGGAACATCAGGCTCATCTGGAACTTCTGGAACTCGTGGCACATCTGGAACATCAGGCACAAGTGGTAGTAGTGGAACAAGCGGTTCATCAGGAACTTCTGGTACAAGTGGTACAAGTGGTAGTAGTGGTACATCTGGGGTAAGTGGTACATCAGGAACTTCTGGAATAAGTGGCACAAGTGGAACATCTGGAAGTAGTGGTACATCGGGAACTTCTGGTACTTCGGGAATATCTGGAAGTAGTGGTAAAGATGGAACTTCCGGAACATCAGGAATAAGTGGTTCAGCTGGAAGTAGTGGAACATCGGGAACTTCTGGTACAAGTGGTACATCAGGAGTAAGTGGTACATCGGGAATATCTGGTTCATCTGGTACATCTGGAATAAGTGGAACAAATGGAAGTGCTGGTACATCGGGAATATCTGGTTCAAGCGGTTCATCAGGAACTTCTGGTACATCGGGAACTTCTGGAACTTCTGGAACTTCTGGTACATCCGGTTTAACAGGAGCTGGTGGAGGTTCTGGTACTGCAGGAAGTGGTGGTTCATCTGGAAGTAGTGGTACAAGCGGTACAAGTGGAACATCAGGAACTTCTGGTACATCAGGAACTACGGCAACGGCTGGAAGTGGAGGTACTGCTGGTACTGCAGGAACTTCGGGAACATCCGGTACATCGGGAACTTCTGGTAGTACGGGTTCATCAGGAACTTCTGGTACAAGTGGTTCATCGGGAACTTCTGGTACATCAGGAACAAGTGGAGCAACAGGTTCTACGGGTAGCGCAGGTTCATCGGGAATTAGCGGAACATCTGGCACAAGCGGAACATCTGGCACAAGTGGAACATCGGGAACATCTGGTACATCAGGAGTAAGTGGTTCAGCTGGAAGTAGTGGAACATCAGGAACATCTGGTACATCAGGAGTAAGTGGTTCGGCTGGTACATCAGGAGTAAGTGGCTCAGCTGGAAGTAGTGGAACATCGGGAACATCTGGTACATCAGGAGTAAGTGGTTCAGCTGGAAGTAGTGGAACATCAGGAACATCTGGTACATCAGGAACATCTGGAACAAGCGGTTCTGCTGGTAGTGGTGGTTCATCGGGAACGTCTGGTACATCAGGAACTTCTGGTACAAGCGGTTCTGCTGGTAGTGGTGGTACAGCCGGTACATCGGGAACTTCTGGAACTTCTGGTACAAGCGGTTCATCGGGAACTTCTGGAACATCAGGAACAAGCGGTTCATCGGGAACATCTGGAAGTAGTGGCACATCAGGAACTTCTGGTACAATGGGAACTGCTGGTAGTGGTGGTTCTTCAGGAACTTCTGGAACAAGCGGAACATCTGGAAGTAGTGGAACATCTGGAACATCTGGCACAAGTGGGTCATCTGGAACTTCAGGAACTTCTGGTACATCCGGAACAAGTGGTTCATCGGGAACTTCTGGTACAAGTGGTACATCAGGAACATCTGGTAGTGGTGGTACATCTGGTACATCTGGTTTATTAGCATTAACTGGTACAACAAATAATGGTGTAATCACATTAAATGGGACAGCTCCTAACGGAACTGTTGAAGCAAATTTAACTTTTGATGGTACTACATTAACTGTAACTGGTAACGCTACAATTAGTGGTGACCTTACTGTAAGTGGTACAACAACATATATTAATACAACAACTCTTAACATAGGTGATAATATTATTACACTTAACGCAGATATTGGAGCAGGAACTGCACCAACTCAAAACGCAGGTATTGAAGTTAAGAGAGGCTCATCCGCAACAAAAGCATTTTATTGGGATGAAGCAGCTGATAGATGGTATGCTGAAGATGGACTTTATGTAGCAGGTAATGTAGTTCTTAGTGGAACTATTGATACTGGTATAGGAGCAACTGAGGTTTATTTAATGGACCAAAATGTTAGAACAACAGATTCTCCTACATTTGGAACACTTAATATAACAAACGCTTCAAACGCAATAAATTTCAGTAATACATCTGAAGCTATATTAGAGCATACTGGAAATTCTACACCTGTTGCATTTGATATGAGAAAGGGTGGAACTTCATTTAGTGATGATGGTGGGTATGGTACATTGCACTTAACAAGAACAAACCATAATAACTCCGCAACATCAGTAGGTTCTAATTTACATTTTAGATTAAAGGATAGTGGTGGTACGATACAAGAGTATGCTGGTATTGGTGGTAGAAAAACTGAAGCTGGTGCAGCTGGAGGCGCATTATATTTTTATCGTTATAATAGAACTGTATTAGGATATTGGGATGCAAACGGATTATATGCATCAACTTTTTATGATTATGATAACTCAGCTTATTATTTAAATCCTGCTAGTACATCTAACTTAAATGCTTTAGTAGCAGGTGGTACAAATAACGGAGCAGTAATTTTCTATCGTTCATCAAATCCATATTCAATTGGAGGAACTGATGCAGTATTAACTGTTTCCGATAGAAGTGGTGCTGACTGGGGTATTTTTGTTGATAAGACTGGATTTGATTATGGTATTTATACAACTGTAGCATCTGGCGCTACTTATGCACTTGCTGTTAATAATGGTAGTAGTTGGGTATGGAGAGTAGATGGAGCTGGTATATTATATTCAAATAGTATATATGCACCACTTTATTATGATAGTGATAACTCAGCATATTATTCAAACCCTGCAGGCAATTCCAATTTAAACGAACTTACAACAAACGGAATATTTACGGCATATGGTACTGGTGCACCATTTATGAAATGGCAAAATACGGCAGCAGCTGGATATCTATTATTAGGATTATACAACGACCAGGGAACACAAAGAGTTTGGTTTGGTTTAGGTGGGAGAACGCAAACATTTGGTTCATATGCAGCATATTCACAGGATGGTTTATCTATGAATTTAGATGGAGCTGGTGCAATTAATATATCAAATAGAGGTACATCTAAAAGAATTAATTTAAATACAGGAGCAGAAGGTAGTTCTAATTTTACAACATTAAGAATAGATAATCAGGGTGTTTATGTAACTCCGGATTCATTAACTGGTGGTATGTATTCACCAATTTATTATGATTCAAACGATACGAATTTTTATTTAGACCCAAATAGTACGTCTAGAGTAAATTCACTTCAAGCTAGAAACTTAGGTGGTGCAACTCTTAACATTGTAAGTACTGATGTTGGTGTGAACGCTACATTAGAAGCAATAACATTTATAGATAATTCAATTGTTCAAGCGCATGCATCAACTGGTAACGGTAATTCTTCAAATTGTTATAACTGGTACACTACTGAATTAATTGATATAAATCCTGAAAAGGATTACGAATTTAGTGTTTGGGTAAGAAGTACAGGTAATGATAACTTATATGTAGGTTGGTATGAGCAAGATGTAAATGGAACTACACTTACATCAAATCCTTACTTTCATACTAACCCAATAAATACCGGTGGAACTTGGATTAAACTTACGCATAAATTAAAAAGTTGGAGAACTCCTTCTGGACAAGCAAATTCAAATGGTGTTGATAGATATGCATCATCAACATCAACATTGGTTGATATTACTAACACAAACGCAGATGGTGTAATGCACTCAAATGCAAGAAGAGTGCACTTAAGATTTGGTACCTGTTATGGTAGTGTAAATGGTAGTAAAACATATTTCTATTTACCTGCAGTTAGAGAAGCATCTTATCAGGATGTTCAACAACAAATAATAATACCTTATTATAATGGTAGTTCATATGGTGGAAAATTAAGATTTGGATATAACGATTGGGGTTATTTTGGAATTGGTATGTATGGTGCTGCTGGAGAATTCCGTATGAGTTCTGATACTGGTGATTTAAACTTAAGAGTAGATGGTTGGGTGATTGCACACAATTCTATGCAAACTCCAATACTTTATGATTTGGACAATACAGCATTTAGAATAGATGGTAATGGTACATCTCGTTTGACAACCCTAACTACCGATGGATATATGGCAGTTGGTATGACTGATACAACTGGATATATGAGTGGTACTAGAGGAGTATCAATATATCATTCAGCAAATCCAGCAGTAGGATTCCGTAACGATAGTAGATACCATTTATGGTATGCTAGTGGTAACAATATGGTCCTATGGAATAATGTTTATGGTGATGTAATGAGAGTTATCAACAACTATACGGAAATGGTTGGTTCGGCAAGAGCACCTATTTTCTATGATTTGGATAATACTGCATATTATGTAGACCCAACTGGTACTACTAATATAAGCATTCTTAATATGAATAATCGTATCATCACAAATAGAAATACAATCTATTTAGCAGGTGATAATGATTACAACCACGCAATTGGTAACTCATTACAAACATTCAATGGTTCAGCTGATGGTGAAACTTTCTATGGTTGGCATTTTATAAACTTGCATGCTAGACAAGTTGGTAGGTCTGGTTTATTAATGCGTGAAAATGGATACATTGGTATAAATAATATTACAAATCCTCAATATGGATTGCATACATCTGGAACATCGTATTCTGATGGTGATAAGAGAGCACCTATATTTTATGATTCAAATGATACAACATACTATATTGACCCTAATACAACTGGTGTATCTGTAAGAGTAGCTGGGCAAATTTGGTCTGGACAATCTAATAGTAGAAGTGGTGATATTGGTTTGGTATTAAATGATGGTTCTGTATTAGTAAGAGCAAGTGGTGATAACTATCATAAAATGTGGTACTATGATGGTATTGCATTTGGAACTAACAGTGCACATGGACACTTCCGTTTTTATGGTGAAACTAATACTCAAAGAAATAATAGTACTGGTGGTGCAAATTTATGGTTTGATATAAACGCAACAAATGGTGTGGCAATATCATATGGTGATATGAGAGCACCTATTTTTTATGACCAAAATAATACGGGATATTATGTAAATCCTGATGGTACAACAAACCTTGTTTATTTAGTTGTTGCAAACGGAAACTCTATTCAACATAATGCATATAATAACAATGGTTCATATATGATGAACAACGCATCTACCTATTGGGGTATGATGAGTAACGTATCTACAAATGACTGGAGATTAGGATATGGTGGAGGTAACTCTATTGTTGGTTGGAACTTAAGATGGGATAATGGAAGTACGGCTTGGGCACAAAACTTCCAAGCTAATATAATGTATGATGCACAAAATACAGGATATTTTGTAGACCCTAATGGACGTTCTCGTTTATCATCAATGGATTATGGCAATGGTTCATACTATTTAGCAGGTGGTGATTGGGGTTATCGTCATAACACTCCATATGGTTGGATTCAATTTGGACCAGCTAACTCTGGACATGCTCACATTTATACTGATAGAGGTAACTTCTACTTTAATGTGTATGAGATGTATTTGAACGGATATAGAGTTCCAATGTATGGATATAATGTTGGTGGAAGTTTATACGCAAATGTGTACTATGATTCTGACAATACTGGATACTATATGGACCCAACTTCAGATTCAAACTGGAATGGTTTAACATTATATGGTAAAAATAGAATTGGATTAGCGGCAAAAGAAAATTATAGAAGAAGTGATTATACAGGAGATAGTAACCACTGGACAGGTGCAAGAGGATGGGGTACGACTTCATTCAATGACCAAATGAACTGGGGTTCTGGTTGGGGTGATAGCTGGGGTAGTATTGGACAATCTCCTGGGGATACTTCTCACTATTTAACGGCACAAGTATATCACTATTCTTATTCTGGATATGGATATGGATGGCAGTTGACGGGTGGTGTTACCGATTCATTGTGGTGGAGACATAGCTGGCCATACCCTGGTGGTTGGTTTAAAATTGCTATGTATGATAATAATGCATCCGCAGGTGGTGCATTATGGGCAGGTATATTCTACGATTCAAATGATAGTTCATTCTACTTCAATGGAAATGGTACGACTAGATGGCAGGGTACTGATGATTACTCTAAAATGAGAATTGGTTTAACTGCAAAAGGTAACTTTAGAAGAAATGATTATACTGGAGATTCTAACTATTGGGTAGGTTCAATGGGATGGGGTACAACTGACCTTATTTCAGTATTTACTTGGGGTAGTGGGTTCTTTGATACTTGGAGTAACCCCGCTAACCAACCTGCAGGTACATCTCACTGGACTGGAGTTCAAGCACTTCACTATGTGAGTGGATATAATAGTGGATATGGATGGCAATTAGTTGGTGGACCTATTAATGGTGCATGGTGGACTTCTTATTGGAGTGGAAAACGTCCTTGGTATAAGTTGGCAATGTATAGTTTGAATGAATACTCAAGTGATTTTTGGGCATCAATTTATTACGATTCCAATGATAGTGGATATTATATGGACCCTAACTCAACCTCCCAAGCCGCAATGCGAATTAGAGGTGGTATGTTTATGGGACCTAATCCAACGTGGGGTGCTTATTTTAGAGTGGGTTCTGATAATAGACCTGATGGATACGCATCTGTTACTGCGACAAATGGTAACTTACACTTAGATTGTCAAAATGGATATGAAACTTATATCAATCACTATAATGGAAATAGAACGTATCTTTATGAAATAAGAACAAACTTTATTTACGATAGAGATAATACTGGATATTATTTAGACCCGAATGGAGATTCTCAATTTAACCAAGTATATGCAAATGGATGGTTTAGACCTCAAGGTGCAGTTGGTGTATATTGGCAATCTTATGGTAGAGGTATATGGGCTCCTGATAACTCTGGTTCTCCATATGGTAACGTAGCAACTTATGGTGGTGGTAGAAACGGATGGTATGGATATGCGATAGATAGTACACACTGTTTGATGACTACAACAGGTGATAACTTTGGATTACATGATAACCGATATAGTTGGATTTGGTATTGGGATGGTGGGGCATTTAATGTGTATAGAGGATATTCATATTTCAACCAATCAGCACGTTCTCCTTTATTCTATGATAGTGATAATACTGGATTTTATTTCAATACTGATTCTAGAATATCTTATTTAAGTAATACAAATGGCGGATTCTCCGAAGATGGTGGACAGTTTATGTTTAACTCAACTAGAGGATATTATAATCACTATACAAACTCACCACCATTACAATGCTTCTCATATGGTAATAATGCAGCATTTATGTCTTTCCATAAAAGTTCGCATTATGCTATAAATATGGGATTGGATGGTGATACTGTTTTCCGTATGGGTGGCTGGTCTGCACAAGCATGGTTTTCTCAATATGATATGAGTGGTAACTATTATATTAGAGGTGGTATATACCAATACTATTCAGATGAAAGATTGAAAAATATTTTGGGAAGAATACCAAATGCATTAGAAAAAATTTCACAAATAGATGGTTTCTATTATAAAAGTAATGAATTAGCATTTACAGCAGCTGGATATGATGATAATTATAAACTTCAAGTAGGTTTATCGGCTCAGCAAGTTCAGAAAGTTTTACCTGAAATTGTTTCAATAGCTGGATTTGATACTCATTTTCCTGATCCTGATGACCACTCAATTATAACTTCAAAATCTGGAGAAAACTATTTGACTATTCAATATGAAAAAATAACTCCTCTTTTAATTGAGGGTATTAGAGAATTGAAAGATGAACTTGATGAACTTAAAATTAAAGTAGCAGAATTGAGAACTGAAGTAACTGATTTGGAAGAACTTAGAGATAAAGTAGCTCAATTGAGAATTGAAGTAGATACGCTAAATGCGTAATTATTTAAAAAAACAAAATTAACATATTTATAAGAAATAAAATAAATTTATTATGGGATATACATTTGATTGGAAATTAACAGCATTAAGAAAGCAACAAAGCGCTAATGTAGAAGATGCGGTTGTGGGTACACAATGGAAATTAACAGCAACAGATGAAGATGGATTTTCTGGAGAATTTACCGGAGCAACACCATTTGATTTAAATGCAATTAATACAGGAAGCTTTGTACCTTATAGTGAACTTACCGAAACAATGGTTTTGGGTTGGGTTAAAAATTTAGTAAGCGGTTCATCGGCTTATAATTACATGCCACATATAATGCAGCAAATACAAAAAGAGATTGACAAGAAAAAATGGTCTAGAATCGATGTAAACGAAACTGATTTACCTTGGTCACCAACTTCTGGAAGTGGTGTTACTCCTGATGGAGCAACATTACCAACAGCAGAAATGCCATAGTATAATTAACTAAAACTAAATTATAAATGTCCAAAGTGCAGATTTAATAATAAATTTGTGTTTTGGACATTTTCTTTATATTTATATGAGTATTAATGTAAGTAATTACTAATACGCAATTAAAACACAAATAGAAGAAACAAAATGTCAGAAAGAATCGTATCACCCGGCGTTTTCACAAGAGAAAATGATTTATCCTTCTTAGCACAAGGAGTAGGAGAAATTGGAGCAGCAATTATAGGACCTTTTAAGCAAGGACCTGCATTCATTCCAACAATTATAAGAACTCAATCAGAGTTTGAGGATACCTTTGGTACTCCAGATGGAACTTATTATAGTGAGTACGCAGTACAAAACTATTTAAGAGAAGCAGGGCAAGTAACTGTGGTAAGAGTAGGTGGTGTTGGTGGATACCAACAAGTAGCACCTTTAGCAATATTCGCATCAGGTTCATCAGCTCAATCAGTAGGTACTAAATTAATTGGCTTACTACATTCAACTAAAGTAGGTAATGAAGGAGTTGGTTTTACTGGAGCAACCGTTGTTAGTGATGACTCAACTGATGGTTCATTTGTAATTAACACATTAACTGCTGGAGTAAACGTATCAGCATCAATATTATCATCAGCAACAAATGATTTATCAGATGTATTTGGTGAATCTCCATTTGGAGCAAAAACAGCATACGCATATTCATACTTTGAAAATATGGCTGGATACTATACTGGTTCTGCTGGAAACAACATTGTAATAACTAGAGTGGTATTACCAACGCAAGATTTTGCATATAATACAACTGAAGCGCAAACACCAATGGTACAATCTCAATTGATTAGTGGTGAAAGATACGACTTATTTAACTTTGTGACTTTAGGACATGGTGATACTTACAATACAAAATATAAAGTAGGTATTTCAAATGTTAAAGCAGCTGGTGAAGATGGAGCAACTGATTATTCTACATTTACTGTAACAATTCGTTCATATAGTGATACTGATAAGAGAAAGAGTGTAATAGAAACATTTAATAATGTAAACTTAGATGCAGCATCTCCTAACTATATAGCTAGAAGAATTGGTGACAGATATAATACAATTGATTCTGATGGTAAAATAACTGAAAATGGCGATTACTCAAACAAATCAAAATATGTAAGAGTAGTTGTATCAGCAGCAGGTTCATTCCCAATATCAGCAGCACCATTCGGACATGGAGCATATACAAACCCAATTACGGCAACAACCAATGCAGAATCACTTTTAGTACCTGCAGTAACATACCAAACTAACTCAACTGGTAACTCATCATCATCTCCAATATATTTTAGTGGATTTGATTTTGAAACAACTGGAGTTAAATTAGATAACGCACAATACTTAAAAGCAATTCCTGTTGGAGCTCAAACTGGTTCTAACACAGCATTCGCATTTGATTCACAATTATCATATGTAATGACTGGTTCGGCATCAACTGATATGGTTAAGAGACAATTTGTATTAGCATTCCAAGAAGGTTTTGATGGTATGAATCCAACTGTAACTAAAGCTAAAGCTGGTGATACTGATTGGGGTAATGCAAATACGCAAGGATTTAATTGCGCATCTTCAACATCATCTGGTTCAGTAGCATACACTAAAGCAATTAACGCAGTATCTAACCCTGATGAGTGGGATATCAATATGGTAGTAACACCTGGTATTGTAAGAAGTTTACATCCTGCAATTGTAACAAAAGCAATTGACATGGTTGAAAGTAGACAAGATGCATTTTATATCGCTGACTTCAATGATTATGATGATACAATAACTGAAGCAACTGAGCAAGCAAACGCAGTTGATTCTAACTATGTAGCAACTTACTATCCTTGGGTTAAGACAATAGATACAAACACAAACAAATTGATGAGTGTTCCACCATCAGTATTAATGCCCGCTGTTTTCGCAGCTAACGATAGATTAGCAGCAGAATGGTTCGCACCTGCTGGTTTGAATAGAGGTGGTATCACTGGAGCAGTTAGTGTATTGAATAGATTAACACATTCTGAAAGAGATACTTTATATGAGAACAAAGTAAACCCAATCGCAGCATTCCCTGGACAAGGTATTGTAGCATTCGGACAAAAGACATTGCAAGATAAGGCATCAGCTTTAGATAGAATCAATGTTAGAAGATTACTTATCGTTCTTAAGAAGTTTGTAGCATCTACATCTCGTTATTTAGTGTTTGAACAAAATACATCTTCAACTAGAGCAAGATTCTTAAATACGGTTAATCCTTATTTAGAAGCTGTACAACAAAGACAAGGTCTTTATTCTTTTAGAGTTGTAATGGATGAAAGTAATAACACACCTGATGTAATTGATAGAAACATATTAGCTGGACAGATTTTCTTACAACCGGCAAAGACGGCGGAATTTATCGTAATAGATTTCAACATCTTACCAACTGGAGCAAGTTTCTCAGCATAATATAGAAAAACAAAAAGTAGATATTTATTAATATAAAATAAAAGGAATAAAATGGCAGAAATATTAGAGTTTAATAAGATGTTCTATACGAACTTCGAACCAAAAATGAAAAATCGCTACATCTTAGAATGGGATGGTGTACCGGGGTATATGGTTAAGGCAGCAGCAAGACCATCAATCCAATTTGAAACAATCACTTTAGACCATATCAACATCAAAAGAAAGTTGCAAGGTAAAGGTGAGTGGCAAGATATTACAATTACTCTTTATGACCCAATTGTACCATCGGCTGCACAATCAGTAATGGAGTGGATTAGATTGGGACATGAATCAATCACTGGTAGACGTGGATACGCAGATTTTTATAAGAAAGATTTGGATTTCTATATGTTAGGACCAGTTGGTGATAAAATTGAGCAATGGAAGATTAAAGGTGCATTCATTCAGCAAGCAAACTTTGGTGATGTATCATTTGATTCTAACGAACCTGCAACAATTGAATTAACATTATCTTACGATTACGCTATTCTTGAATACTAATCTAAAAATAACAAAAATAAGGGGATTTCAAAAGAATCCCCTTTTTTATGCTTTCTAATTTTTCAAAAATTATGTATTTATATATACAAACTTAAAACAAAGTAAAGTTATGACAGAAAAAACATACGATTTTCCAACGGAGGTATTAGATTTACCATCAGGAGGAAAGATTTATCCAAAAGAGAGTCCTCTTTCATCTGGACAAATTACTATAAAGTATATGACCGCAAAAGAGGAAGATATACTTGCATCAACAAATTTAATTAGAAAAGGAATAGTATTAGATAAACTATTTGAATCTATTATTGTAGATAACGTAAATCCAAATGATATTATAATTGGTGACAAAAACGCTATAGTACTTGCAACTAGATTGCTAGGATATGGAGCAGATTACCCAATTAGTTTTTATTCATCAAAAACAGGTGAGCAAATTGATGCTGTTGTTGACTTATCAAAAGTACAAACAAAGGAAGTAGATACATCTATTTTTAACAACAAAAATGAATTTGAATTTACATTACCTTCAAATGGTAAGAAAATAACATTCAAATTACTTACACATGGTGATGAGTTAGCAATTCAAAAAGATATTGATGCTTTGGAAAAATTAAACAAAGATTCATCGTTTGAAATTACTACTAGATTACGCTATATGATTAAAAGTGTAGATGGTAATAACGATATATCAGCAATATCTAAATTTGTTAATGGTATGTTAGCAAAAGATAGTAAGGCTTTTAGAAACTATGTAAAATCCATATCTCCTGATATTGATATGGTATTCACCCACATCTATGAAGATGGACAAACCGAGGTAGTTCCCATTACGATGGGAGTTGGGTTTTTTTGGCCTTCCGAAAAATCATAGTTTAAATCTTCACACTCAAATATTTGAGATGGTGAATTATGGAAATGGGTTTACGGTAATGGATTTATATAAAATGCCAACCCATCTTAGAAATTTCTACTACAATAAATTAGTAGATGCTAAGAAAAAAGAGAATGAGCAAGTAGAAACAGCAAATAAAGCATCTAAAGTTAGGATTAAGAGGTAATTTCCCTTAAATCCTAACTTTTTTGTTTATAAGATATTTATAGATAATAACTAAAACAAATAGATATATGGCAAAGAAATATAAAATATCAAGAAAAAATTTAAATGAATTTTTTAGTTTTTTTGGTAAAAAGAAAGCACCGGATGAAATAAGAAAAATTATAGATAATGACCCAGTTTTAAGAAAATTGGATAAGGATATTGGTGATATGAATGATAAGGCTGCTAAAAGAATGGAAAAAGAATTAGATCCTGGTACATTGAATATATTAAAAAAATATGGTCTTTATTAAAATATAATTAGATTTATACGAAATGGCAGAAAAAATATCACAAGAAGAAAGATATAAAGATTTTCCTGAAATTATTAAGCAACTTAGAATAATTGAGGATAGTAACAAAGAGATTGCGCAATACCAAGAAAGAAGAGCAAAAGCAACTGCCCAAGAAAAAATACAAATAGACAATACAATAAAGGCTAAAAAAGTAGCAGTTGTAGAAGCAAGAAAAGAACTTATTAATCAAATTGAACTTAATAAAGAACTAACCAAATTTTCAAAAAGTTTTGCTAGATATGATAAAGAAGTAAGGGAAAATTTAACAGGTGCATCAAGAGGAGCTAGTGTATTTTCTTCTATTAATGTTGAAATTATAAAAGAAAAAATTAAACAAAAGGGGTTAGCTAATCAAGATTTAGAGGATTCAATAGAAAAGGTAGCACATATGCAGGAGCAAGCTGATGCTACAAAAGAGCAAGCAGAAGCTGCAGCAAAGGCTAAAGGAGAAGCTATTTTTCAAAATAAATTTGCTTTAAAAAGAAACGAATTAGAAAGTAAAAAAACGCATTATAATGAACAACAATACAAATCTTTATTAGCTAATATTGATTTAGAAGAAAAGTTATTTAAAAAAGAAGAAAGAATTCTTGCAATTAAAGAAGGACAAAAGGAACTATATGAGGCAGCACCAGAATCATTAAGAAGTGGGGTTGACTTTGCTAAAAAATTAGCAAAATCTTTAATGGCTGGCACACTACCATTAGTATTGATTGCCGCATTATTAGCAGCAGGTCTTGAATCATTTTTAGAATTAGATAAAGCAGCAGAAGATTATAGGAAGACTTCTGGAATGACTGTTAAACAAACAGAGCATCTTGCACACCAAGCACATGAAATTGAAGTTTCATTAAGAGGAGCTGGTGTAGAATTAAAACACGTATTTGATGTAGCTAACGATTTAGCAAACGTGTTTGGTGATATGACTCACTTTTCAACAAAAACATTAGCAGCATTAAGTGGGATACAAGCTAGAACTGGAACAACATCAGAAACAGCAGCAAAAGTACAGGGTATATTTGAGCAAGTAGCTGGAGTTAGTGGTGAAACTGCAGCTAGTTTACAAATGCAAGTTGCATCATTGGCTCAGCAAGGTAAGGTATCTCCAAAAGAGGTATTAGAAGATATTGCAGAAAACGCAGAAGCAACTTCTAAATTTTTTAAAGGAGATGTTAATGCACTTAAAGCTCAAGTAATCCAAGCTCATCAATTAGGTACAACATTAACTAAAGTAGCAAAGGTAGCTGAAGATTTATTGGATTTTGAGGGTGGTATTGAAGATGAATTAGTAGCAGCAACATATGTAGGTGGTCAATTTAATCTTAGTAGAGCAAGAGCATTAGCATATGAAAATGATTTAATTGGTGCACAAAAAGAAACATTAAAACAATTAAATCAGGGTGTTGGATTTAAAAATCAAGACCTATTTACTCAAAAAGCTTTAGCAAAGGCGGCTAATATGAGTATTGAAGATATTAATAAGCAATTATTAATGGAAGAAAAATTGGGTCATTTAAGTGGGCAGGAATTAAAAGATGCGGAAGCTGCTGTTTCTGCTGGATTAGATTTAACAAATATAAATGAAGACCAATTAAAACAAAAAACTGATGAATTTATAAAAAACCAACAAATATCAGGACAAATTACTGATATGAGTAATCAATTTAAAGGAATTGTTGCAACAGTTGGAGGAGCATTGATGCCAATCTTTTCAGCATTAGCTCCAATAATAACAGCTGCACTTACTCCATTTAAATGGGCAGCTCAAGCAATTTCTTATATGATTGAACATTTGGAAACTACTGTTAAAATTATGGGAGTTCTTGCTGGACTTGCTCTAATTATTAAGGGGGCTGCAATTGCCAAATATGTAGCAGATTTAAAAGATATGATTATAATAAGAGGTATGTATGCGATGGATAAATTAAGGTCTATAACATCTCAAAAAATAGCAATATCATCTATATGGGCTGGTGCTGGTACGATGGGAATATTTGGATTAGTATTAGCTGCAGCAAGTATAGCATCTATGTTTGCGGATTTTGGAAAAGCCGGTGATATAATGTCACCTGCGAGAGGTGATGGAAAAACTAGAGTATCAACTAAAGAAGGTGGATTATTTGAATTATCGCCAAACGATGATTTAGTAGCGGCACCTGGAGCAGTATCAAAAATGAGTAAAGGTGGAATGGTAGTATCTTCAAATTCAGATAGTAAATATATAGCATTACTTGGAAGAGTAGATACGTTGATGCAAAAATTAACAACTGGTGGAATTATGGCACATGCATATATGGATACTTCAAAGGTTACGGCAAATGTAGCAAATAATTCTAATAATAATACTAGAAACAATTTTGCATTCGGACAAGGATAATAATATAACATGCCAACGATAGAAGAATTATTTAGAAGTAAAAAATTAAGCAGTGGTAAAACCGCTGAACAACAATATGCTGTCCGTAATAGTAAAGATAATGAATTAACATCAGCAGCTGGTTTAATGGGATTACCTCTTAAAGCAGCAACGGCAATTAGA